AATGAAATCTCCCCGATGGTGTTTCCAAATCTGATCGCAGAGATAGGGTCAAGATTTGGTAAATGCCCTGTTCTAGTAGAGATCAATGATATCGGTGGACAAGTTGCAGACCTCCTGTGGACTGAACTCGAATACGACACTCTCGTACAGGCGTCCGTACGCGGGCGTAAGGGACAAACTCTTGATGGTGGTTTCGGTGCCGGTGGTCAATCCCAACTTGGTATTCGCACGACCTCAGCGGTCAAAAAATTGGGCTGTTCCATTCTCAAGACAATGATCGAGGATGATAAACTACTTTTTCAAGACTACGACATCATCAACGAACTAACTGCATTTGTCTCTAAACGAATGACTTATGAGGCAGAGGTTGGTCATCACGATGACTTGGTTATGTGTATGGTCATTTTTGCATGGTGGACATCGCAGAATTATTTTAGAGACATGACCGATGTTGATGTCCGAAAAGCACTGTTTGAAGAAAAACAACAACAGATAGATGAGGAACTCACACCATTCGGGTTTATTGATGATGGCACTGATGATGATCGATGGAATGATGATGGCGTTTGGTTGTCTTGAAAGTCGTACAATCATAGATAAGAAGAACCATGATGATTACGGATGTGGTCAGATTCAAAGGAGAAGCACATGGCGTTCCAACTGAGTCCCGGCGTTCAGGTAAAAGAGGTTGATCTAACCTCACTGATTCCCGCCGTTGCTACAACAAGAGCCGGATTCGCTGGTCACTTCCAGTGGGGGCCGGTAGGGCAAAGAATTACTGTAAGCGGTGAAACTGAACTGGTACAACTTTTTCAAGAACCAGATACGGATACCGCGTCTTACTTTTTCACCGCAGCGAACTTCCTAGGCTATGGAAATAGTCTACAGGTCGCCCGTGTCGTTGGTTCAGGCAGTCTCAACTCTGTCGGTCGATGGGATGGTGCTGAAACTGGCGGTGTATTGATCAAGAACGAAGAGAACTATGATCTGACGGTTGCAACCGCAGGTTATGCCTCTGATGAAGCAGCGTTTATCGCGAAATATCCATCTGAGGAATATGGTAATGGTCTTCTCGTTGCGGTCTCGGATAACACCTCTCGAAACTTCAACTTTGGTGCCGACCGACCTTCCTTGGACGGTACTGGTAAGAGTGAAAATAGTGGTCTTACTACTGCTGTAACTGGCATCCCTGCATTCCCGTTGGTTTCAACTGACGTAAGTGCCTTTACTGATGGTTCAACTGCAACAGAAAGCACTACGACGTTTTCATTCCTTGATAACACACTAAATCCCTCCACGGGAGATAGTGTCAAATTTGCCAACGGAACGAACTCTCGAACAGTCGCCGCTGTGACTGGTGCAGGCACCATTCTCGATAACTCAACTAGTATTGGTGGCCCTGGCTCGCAGTTCTCGTTTGGTATCACCAATGCTGCCGCCGCTGGGGCAACTTTCCAGCAAGCAATCTTTGCTATTAGTGGTTCAAGTGCTGCACTAGGTGGTACTCAAACTGCTGGGCCCAGTGCTGGTGTTATCAACGAAATGGGCATTTCTGGTGGTTTCAACGTCTATAATTCGGCCGGTACAATTTCAACCACTGCCGCAGCAGCGATCTTCATCGATCCTGTCGCTGTCTCTGCTGCCACTGAGTTTGCGATTGGCGATGATATCATCGTTCAGTACGCTGCTCCACAGCATGGCACCAGTCACGCTTCTGAATCAACTGGTATTACTGGACACGCAATTGCTACGATCACCTCCGTTGCATCCGGTGGTGCTTTGGATAGCAACTTCATCGAAATTCTTACAAATGAAGCAAAGAGTACGGCGTTCCCCGGTGCCGGTGGCGTGTTTGGGGCTGGTGCTGGTGCATCCGCTGGTGATACCTTCGGTTCTGTCTTCAATCTTCCTCGCGATATGTTTGAAGGTTTCAATGCTCAAACTGGTGGTGCAGATAAGGCCGCACAGTTCGAACTACAAACTCTTCAGAAGATTGGTAAGTTCACACTTGAAACTGATGCTGGACTCGCAGGAGGAACCCTTGCTGGTTCTGGAAACACCGCTAGTGTTGAGTGGAAGTATACCGGCAGTTTCAGTCAGGCACTACCAGCAGCATCCGATTATGTCTCCACCCGTGGTGGCACTAACGACCTCGTTCATATCGCGGTCGTTGACCAACTCGGTGCATGGAGTGGCACGCCAGGAACAATCCTAGAGACCTTCGAATCTGTTTCCAAAGCACCCAATGCCAAGGACTTCAGAGGTAGAAGCATCTACTATGTCGATAGAATCAATAATGATTCCTCGTATGTCTGGTGGGGAGATCATCCACCATCAACGGCTATCGGATCGACTGGTCAAAACTGGGGCACAGATGCCTCTGATAGTGGTTCTGAGTTCAAGACTCTCAATACAAACGTATACTCTGCCCTAACTGGTGGCGCACTTGTCACACCAACGGACTTCTTCACTGATGGTTACGATCTCTTCAAGGATTCGGAAACTGTCGATGTGAACTTGCTCCTCGGTGGGCCGCTCACTGGTGTTGAAGCGAAAAACCTTATCGCTCTCGCAGAGGATCGTAAGGATGCAGTTACATTCCTTTCACCGCCTGAGTCTGCGGTGGTGGACAAGACTGCTCGGGTCGCAACCGCGAACGCAGTTGCATATCGAACTGGTGTGAATGCTTCTGACTCTGGTGGTGACTTCGACGGAACCTCCAACAACGTCAACACTTCTTCGTCTTACGCATTCCTCGATAGTGGCTACAAGTACATGTACGACCGCTACAACGATGTCAACCGATATGTGCCTCTCAATGGTGATGTCGCTGGTATCGTGTGTCGATCTGATGAACTTACCGATCCGTGGTTCTCGCCTGCCGGCTTCAACCGTGGTCAGGTTCGTGGTGTTGTGCGTCTAGGTTACAACCCAATCAAGTCCCAACGAGACGATCTGTATGTTGATCAAATCAACCCTGTCGTATCTTTCCCCGGAGAAGGCACTGTCCTCTTTGGCGATAAGACTCTACAGAGCAAGCCAAGTGCGTTCGATAGAATCAATGTTCGTAGATTGTTTATCGTCCTTGAGAAGGCAATCGCAACAGCGTCTAAGTTCCAACTCTTCGAACAGAACGATGCCTTCACACGGGCACAGTTCATCAACATCGTTGAACCTTTCTTGAGAGATGTTCAAACCCGACGAGGTATCACCGACTTCAAGATCGTGTGTGATGACTCGAACAATACGGGTCAGGTGATTGATAGAAACGAGTTTGTTGCTGACATCTTCATTCAGCCCACTCGATCCATCAACTTCATCACTTTGAACTTCGTTGCTACAAGAACTGGTGTAAACTTTGATGAAATCGGTTCGGGACTCTGATAGATACTAGTAGATACCCCGTAAGGAGAAACGAATGTCGCTAAACATCAACCAGTTCAAGAACAGCCTTCTCAATGGTGGTGTTCGACCAAACCTGTTCCGTGTGAACGGTAACATCGGAAATACCCCCGCACCAAGCGAACTGGGTTTTCTAATTAGGACAGCGGCACTACCTGAGACCACACTTGGTCAAATTGAAGTGCCCTTCCGTGGTCGAAAACTAAAACTGCCAGGCAGTAGGGAGTACGCAGAGTGGACTATCACCATCATCGCAGATGGTGAGTTCAAGATTCGTAACGCTTTCGAGCGTTGGGTCGATGATATCTACTCCGCAGTCGGTAACGTCGCAAGTGATGAACATGACCTCAGTGGAGCATTGTTCCCAACATGGGGCGTTGACCAACTAAATAGAAAGGGAGAACCGATCAAGTCGTATCAGTTCTTCTACTGCTTCCCATCTTCAGTCGGACAGATGGAACTTGATGCCGAAAACGAGGATCTAGCAACCTTCGAAGTGACCCTACAGTACTCGTACTTCCTAACGAACGACGGTACAGACGAAACTACCAATCTTGGAGTCGCGCCGCTTCCGGGCGATTCTCAGTAACAGTAATTTCTTGAGGATATAAATTATGCCAGTAGATCTTTTCGGATTTTCCATCGGAAGATCCAAACTAAATCAACCAGTTGATGTTACGTCAACTACCACGAACTACCCTTCTTTTGTTGTTCCCACAGCAGAAGAGGGTGCTTCGTATATTGACGCCGGTGGGTTTTATGGTGCGTACCTAGACCTAGATGGTGCTATCAAAACAGAGTCTCAAGCAGTTGCAAAGTATCGTGAAATGGCTTTGCATCCTGAGATTGAGTCAGCGGTCGAAGACATTTGCAATGAAGCAATTGTCTATAGTGATCTTGGTCACTCTGTAAACCTTATGCTTGACAACAATGACAGTTTCTCAGATTCTATCAAGCAAAAAATCTATGATGAGTTTGATGAAATTCTTCGCATGTTGGATTTCGACAATAGAGGTTATGAGATGTTCCGTCGATGGTACATTGATGGTAAGGGATATTACCACATCATCATCGATGACAAGAATCCTAAGAAGGGAATCCAAGAACTCAGGGCCATCGATGCGAGAAAAATTCGTAAGATGGTTGAGACGAAAAAGGGAACCGACGCTAAAACCAAAACGAAGGTTGTGAAGGGGACATCTGAGTTCTACGTTTACAGAGAAAAAGAGACCGATCAGACTGGTATCAAAATTGCCCCTGAGTCAATTTGCTACTTCCACTCTGGACTATACGATGCGAACAG